TTGTTTGGATTGAATGCGTCAGGGTCAGCACTCTCCATCATGGGGCGTAGTTTCTTCGCCATCTCAGTGATTGCGACGAGGTCATCGTTGACCATTTGGTCGTCGGTGTTAAGGTGCGAGGTAAAGCCACGCTTTCTCTTTCTTCCTGTCGCTTGAGATGCTTCACGAAGACCTGACCCTCTCATTAGGTCACCAATTTCATTTCGAATGCTTCGTGCTTGCTGTTCAAGTGCATCAAGTTCATCAGAATCAGCCGTCTCCATCCGTGTCTCAATGTCGTATTCAGCCGCTTCAAGTTCCATGATTTGGTCACGCACTGCGTCTGAAATCTCCAAACCCATGTCTGTGACTCCGTCAAGAGCATGGAATCGTTTGAATGCGTTGACATTGCTTTGAGAGTGACTTCGAGGATACTGGTCGTTCCCCATTTGCTTGTGCGTCAGGTATCTGAACGGGGCAGGGTTGTGTGGAGGAAAGCCCACCTCCTCATCAGCAATACGCCCGAGTCGAGTGATGTTGCTGTGACTTATGCGGGAGTTCTCAAGCGAATGACTGTCTCCCCCGGTTGCAGTACCAGTCGACAGCAAGCCGTTTTGAAACTCATTGACACGTCCTCCAAGATGCATTTCATGTGAAGAGCCGTCGATACCATTCGGTACTTGTCGTTCGCCTCTTGACAAACCATACACCTTGGGGTCATTTGAGTAGCCCGGACTTCGAACTGTCTTACCATGGTACATGAGTTGCTTTGGGTTACGTGCTGCTCTACCTCCTGTGACCTTGCTTGCATCAAAAAACGAAGTTGCACCTAACGCTCCGTTGTGAACCATTGAATGCTTGTCAGCCATGAACGGTAGAAACGGAGCGAAAAGGCCGAGCGTCTTCGGGTTAGGAACAAAGTGCTCACTCATGCCCGTGCGCTCAATGCGCCCAATGAGAGAATGACCCTCATCGTCTTTCGGCAACATGCTGTGAAGTTTCTGTAGCAGTGTGACGGCTGAGCGTCCTCTTCCACCTTGTGATTGGTAGTGCTTTGAGAAGTGCGCTGCTTTACCCACTGGTCCTTCAGGCCCCATCAACCAAGCATCCCGCTCATCTTCAGGAATGTCTTCAAGACGAGGTCCGTTGAACCCTCCATGAATTGCTTTGTCGGCGTTTCGACTGTCTTTTGCGTGAACACCGACTTCAGCCATGTCTTTTGCAGTGTTGAAAATCGAAGCCAATCCTTCTTCACCAACAAGTGGTCCATCAAAATCAGGGAGGAAGGGATGCTCTGAGTATGCGTTACCCGTTTCAGGGTCATACCCAAGAAGCATCTGAATGCCACGTGGGTCGGCATACTGAACAGCGTCTTCCTTGTCATTCATCTTGAATGCACGAGCGATGGCCTCATTGTAGGACAAACCCTCTTGCTCTTCCATCTTTTTGGCTTCACCTTTCATTTTGGCAAAGTGCTTTTCACTCATTGGTGGTAGATGCTGCAATCCATCAGTGGAATCGATGCCAAAGAGCATGTCATTCAATTCTTCGAGGATGTGGTCAGCCATGCTCCCGCCGCTTGGATGCTCAGTGGCATGTACGGCTTGATGGCTTGAGTGTTTGATGAAGTGCTTTATCCCTTCAGGATGGTCGTTCACTGACTCCCAATGTGCCCTCACG